AAAATATTGACGAGCCAGGCCAATCAAATATGTTAATGCAGCCAACATCTTCACAATATCTTAGCTTAAATTAGTCCCTTCCCCCACGCAAGCGGCGTCCCCGTGCAAGCCGGAGAGTGTAGCTGAACACAAAATAAAAAACGCCTACCCCACCGAATGGGTAGACGCCTTATAGATCCATGATTGTATGGTAGATGCAATAGCACCTGTCTGTATTGTATCACAAGGAGGTGTAAATGTGGCCAGTATTAGTAAACGTGGCAAAAAATGGCAATATCGTGTCTCTTACAAGGATAATGATGGAACACGCAAGTATGTCAACAAGGGTGGCTTCCCCTCAAAAAAAGCTGCTGATATAGCGGCAATCGAAGTCGAACGTCAGCATAATCGCGGTGCAAATTTGGATCTTAACAAGATAACGTTAATCGACTACTGGGACAAATGGATTGAGCTGTACAAATCTGGTAAGCATTCTCGTATCACCGAAGCCCGGTATAAAACAATTCGTAAACAGTTATTAGCCTATTGGGGTGAAAGCCGTGAACTAAAATCAATTTCAAAATCAGACTGGCAGGCATTTATCAATGAGTTTGGCAAAAAAAGGGCTAAGGATACAGTCAGCAAATTGAATGGCTATGTTCGCTCAATGGCTGATTCTGCCGTCGATGACCAAATAATATATACTAACTTCACTCATAACGTTGTCCTCACTGGTAATGAAGGCCAAGCAGGAATCATCAAATATTTGCAAGTAAAGGATTTGCGTAAGCTCGTCAATTACTGCCTAGAATTTGCAGACTACGAGCATATTGCTTACTACATCATCGCAACCGGGGCACTGACCGGAGCTAGGTATTCTGAAGTTCTTGGGCTCACGTGGGATCATGTTGATCTTAAAAAGCGCGTTGTGCACATTACCAGAACGTGGGATCACAGATATGGCAGCGGCTTTGCTGCTACTAAGAACAAATCAAGTGTACGTGACATCGACATAACGAGAGAACTTGCAGACTTGCTTTTACGTCTCAAGAAAGAACAGCAAGAGGTCTACCTTGCTCAGGGATATCGTGATAGCAAACAACTATTATTTCGCAGCATACGGCATAACATGCTATCGAGCACGGCAATTAATAAGGATCTAAGGACGATCGAGAAGACTCTCGACATTTCCCCCGCGATTACTTTCCATGGGCTTAGACACACTCACGTTTCCTATTTGATTGCCAATCACGTTGACATTAACTATATTTCAAAAAGACTTGGGCATGCCAATACAATGATCACTCAAAAAGTCTACGCTCATCTTCTTGAAGATCAAAGAAAAGAGCAGGTATCCCAGACGCTACAAGCACTTTCGAGACTTTAGCTTGTGCACATTTTGTGCACCGGAGGAAAAAAACAACAGAAAATAAAAGGAAACAAAAATCCCGGAATGCCTTTATACCAGCATTCCGGGAAGCTATAGAAAGCATCTAGAAGCATAAAAACGGAGAGTAAGTGCGAAAACAAACGTATATATAATAGTAGAAAACCACATTTTGTGCATATTTTGTGCACAAAAATAAGCCCTCCACCCGCGTTAGCGAGCAGAGGACTTTTTGTTACCTGATATATCAATATTCTTCTCCGTCCCAGCCACGTAGACCAGGAGGACCGCAAACGGCTGATTTATGCTCCAAGGCCATTGTCACAGACTGAACGGAGGCAACAGCATCTATAAGTTCATCAGTTGAATGCTTGTCTGAAGCGGAATCCAGCAACTCTGAAACGGCTCTCATTAAGTCACGTCTCACATAACTTTGCTCAATAACTCGTGCTTGACCAATTTTTTTAGACATATGCACTCACCTTATTTAAATTTTTTGGTTTCAACGGCAACCCATTACTTGATGTACAGGCTTTCACCTGGGTAAATCAAACTGTAGATTGACTTGCCATTGTTGGCTGCCAGTGTGTACATGCTGATGCCATACTTGCTGGCAATACTCCAGAAGCTGTCACCAGAGCGGACTGTATAATACGTGTGGCTTACCAGCGAAGTATATCCAGACGAACGCGAGCCATAGCTCTCCCCACCATTCACGCCCAAGGCAACATAATGATACCGACCGGAGTAGCTGAGGTACCGTGCCCAGACGTATGAACCGCGAATATACACATGATCATACACAAGGCTCTCACCCGGCACATAGCTGCCAACTGCCGTGTATCCTGTACCAGCACCAGTGCGGATGTTAACAGTCGTGGAAGGCTTGAAAACACCAGTTTGCGCATAGTCGGAATCACTGGCTGCATTTGATTTCGCTGGTTGGCTTGGCACCGGTGTTACAGGTGCTGACGGGGTTTCTGGTTGGCTCGAGTAGCCATTATCAGTGATACCAAGCAGATCAATGTTACCATCGAGGCCTTGCGACAGCCCAAATGCGCTCGTGTACTGCCAAATAGCTACCCCATCCATACTCGGAAAATAACCGTAGTCTGGTTTGGTAGTTGGTAGATAATCACGGTAAGCAGCAATCCAAAGGCTGTTAGGAAATTCTTTCAGAATACGCTGATAATCGACGTGTGCCAATGTATATGGCTTGTAACTGTAATACATGGGCGTGTAGCCTTCGGAATGAATGCGCCGCATACCAGCTAAAATTGCATCCGTATTAGCTGCCATATTCCCAGAAGCACCATCTTCGTAATCCAAAGCAACGATGCTTCCCTTTGGCGTCTGTGCTTTGATACGAGGCATATAACGGTCAAGTGCTTCTAATCCCAACTGGCTACTTGCACCAACACCATACCAGATGTAGCTATGCACACGTTTTCCTGCCGCCTTGGCACTAGCAATTTGGCTATCATACGTCCACTGATCGATGTACGTACCACCGTAAGTTCCGCCAATCTGAGCTATGACGAACTTGTCTTGATCTGTTCCATATCGTCCACTTGCTCCCTGATACTTCGCCCAATCCGGGCCCTGATCACCCTTGGCCGCATTGACCTGCGATGGCAGGGCAAAAGAAATAGCCGCTAAGAAGGCGACTACCAAGGTAATTAGTTTAGTTTTTAGTTTCATGGTTTCCTCCTTATTGCTGTGGAGCAACAGATGCCGGAGCTGACTCCGCCGGTGCTGCAGAAGACGTCTCTGGAACCACTTCACTAGCAGCAGTTACCTGGTCAGCCTCTTTATCCGCTTGCAGTGCCTTAATCTGGTCCTCTAAGGACTTGATCTTAGCTGCCTTGGTGGTAATGAGTGCCGGGTAAGCTAACGCCTGTTGGCTGTCGCTGACGCCCTCTGTGGTTGGGTCAACGGCAACCCCCACAATGGTCAACAGTGCAAATACTGCATTGATCACTGCGGTGAGCTCCTTGCCCAAGTTGGCAAAATCCCAGTTGTAACCGAAAACCGCTGCCACTGTTTGTACAACCAACAAAGCTGCCGGCACTAATGCCAGCCAGAATTTGACGCTTAATACTCGTACTTTCCAATTAATCTTCATACTGAACATTCCTTTCAGTTTTTAATCCGAAGTTGCAAAACCTTGTTATATAGCGCTTCGCCCGTTCCGTTACCGCCCAGTGCTTTGTAGCTGCTGAAAAGGTAATTAAGATCGTCCAAGTCGTCCGTGCTGATATACCCCACCTCGATATGATGGTTACACAGCATGTAAACCTCATGATGAAGCAAACCGACAAGGCCTGAATCAATTGCCTTTCCATGCTTTCGATGCATGCGCCATTGGCTTGCAAACCAACCAAACAAAGCTCCACCACCCAACTCCACAAACATATCTATCCAACTCTTGAAATCCACATCTTTATACTTCCTTCCACAAAAATAGCCGCTAGCTTTTGCTGGCGACATAGTCACTGCCTGTAATTTGTTTGTATTGGTCCTCCGTTATTTGCCGCCCCACGTACTGCTCTATCGGGCACCCCCAAGAATGGAGCATACTGCAAAATTCAAAGTCACTCATTTTTTCCACCATCCTCAATCTTTGTCACGCGGGCATACAATGCAGCGATCATCTGCTGTTCTGGTGACGGTGTTGGCATTGCATCAGCCGGATAAAGATCAGTAACTCGCTGCTGATCGACAACAATTTTGCCATCAACTAGCTTAGAAGCACCTGCGACAATCTTTTTGAGTTCATTTTCGTCTATATCAACCACATTATCGCTTGTGTAGTCGGTACCCCATGCATGAATGAAGCCATCTGCTTGTGTATCAAGTCTTACTTTCATATCTACCACTCCTAATATTCATAAACGCCAACTAACACAACGCCACCTGCGGCACCGTCTGAATTCTTTGTGTTTCCATCAATATGATCAGCATAAGCATATACATACTTCGAACAATTGGCATTGCCATAGTTCATGATGCTTAGAATTCGTCCAGCGCCTGGGTACTTAAGCACACTCGTTTTTGAGATCTCAGTTTCGCGGATTCCTGTACCAGAAAACGTTCCGTTTGAGTATTCACCCCATACTAGTTTCCAGCCATTCAGACAATCCGTAATCTTCTTTGAAGGGGTTACAGACTGAGCATCGCCAGACCATCCAAGAAGCGAAACCCCTTGCCACAAAGGATTTGAGACGTTATTCAACTGATAAATTTTTTCTGCATCAAGGCTGCTTGTGTTGTAAGTAGCGTTGTCCCCCAAGCCACTAATTAAATCTGAAAGTTCCAAAACACCCATTGATATCCTGCTAGTGTGCAGTTTGGTTGTTCCATCAGTTTGCGTAATGTATGACAACATGCCATCCGGGTTTAATTCAGTATGATATTTTTGGCCGTTTGGTTTGCCATTGGCATCTTCAATGCTTCCGTCAATAGAGTATGAAGTGCCATTCAGGGTCAAATTACCTGATGATAATATGCCTGATTCATTAATAACCGCGTGTGAAAAAGGAACATTAATCTTAGGAGAATTGATGATTGCGCTATTAATTGTCACGGCATTTAATTCAATGATATTCAGAACCGCCTGAGCGATTGATTCGGGAATCCATGAAGACCCATTCCAACGTTTCAAAGCAGTTACAGAGCTCATTGTGGCACCAACCCACCACAACGAATTCGTTACAATTGTTCCAGTAGGTGCTGCCGTTTGCACATAAGTCATTGGCACATTTTGGCTGCCCGGAGGACCTTGCGGGCCTTGTGGACCTTGTGGACCTGTGTCACCCTTCGGCCCAGTTGCGCCAGCTTGTGCTACCGAATAACCGACTTCATTGGTGCCGTCAGTATATGACCACGTTGTCCGTGTCCACATGAATTGTCCGGCGGCAACGCTTGGAATGGTTGTTGACCAGCCTGTGGTTGGTTTAGTGACACCATTTGACGAAACAGAATACTCGATAACGGTTGACTTAATACCTACTCCGTCTTTACCAGCAATACCATTAGCACCTGTGTTACCATCTTTGGCATTGTAACTGACAGTGTAACCAGACTCGCCGGTGTTATCTGTATACAGCCAAGTAGTCTGTGTCCACAGATACTGCCCCTTGATTAACGTTGGAACTTGTGCAGTCCAACCAGTAGTAGGTGCTGTGGTGCCAGAAGTACTCTGCGCATACATAATCTGCGTTGACTTAATTCCTACACCGTCTTTACCTGCTACACCATCTTTACCTGTATCACCTTTCGGCCCCTGCACTAGTTGCCAGCTATAAACAGCTGGATTGGTGCTATCAGCTTGCGTGAAATCTGTATAACTACCAATGTATTTTCTAGCTCCGGGAGTATCGAGCGAAAAGTTCGTTTTGCCATCACTACTGTCAGCATATGCAATATGGAAGTACGGCGTTTTGCCATCGGCACCGGCTTTGCCGGGCACCCCATCTTTGCCATCAGCACCGTCCGCGCCTTTAATGAGTGACCATCTATAGTCACTTGGATTGGTGCTGTCACCAGATGAAAAGTCGCTGTAGAAGCCAATATACGTGCGGTTAGAATCAGTGGTTGAGAAGTCGGTCTTGCCGTCTTGGCTATTTGCGTAAGCAAAGTGGGCATAAGCAGTACGCCCATCTGCACCATTTGCACCTGGCAACCCTTGATCGCCTTGCGGTCCTTTTGATCCATTGGTGCCTTGATAGGCCACGCTGTAAGACGTGTTCTGTGTCCCATCTGTGTACAACGTTACTGTTCGCGACCACAAATAAGTCCCTTGTGATGCGGGCGGGATGGTTGAACTCCACGTACCGGATGGTGCAGTGGTACCGTTAGTGCCAATCTGGTAGGTGACTGCTGATGATTTAAGCCCAATGCCATCAGCACCATTGGCTCCCATTTTGCCAACGCTGTAAGTTGTACTGGTTGATCCATCAGTCATGGTAATGATCGTTCGTGACCACAGATATTGATTAGCTGCAACATTCGGTACGGCATCAGACCATGTCCCCGTTGGGGCAGACACCCCAGACGATCCAGCCTGATAGGTCACAATCGACGATTGTATGCCAATACCGTCTTTCCCATCTTGTCCCTTATTCTGTTTTGCCAGTGCTTCAGCAAGAGCACGATATTCGGCGCTTACTTGACTAGCTTGAATCAAATAATCTCCAAGCGTTGCCGTCCCTGATTCATTTGAGTATGAATAGGTAAGCTCTAGGACTCTCGCAGAAAGAAAAAGCTGTTCATCTTCATCAACCAGATAAACAGTGTCGCCTATATTGACAGTATCAGGCAGCTTGGCAATGTCTACCTCGTAATTGACTGCTGGGTGATTGAATTTCTCCAAGTCAGATAGAACCGATTGTAGAAGCGTTGCTTGAGTAGTAGCTTCATAGGTTTTGTTGCGAGTGATGTGAGCGTCAACAGGATTGGTATTAGCGTTAGATAGCAAGCGGCTCCAAGTTCTAAGCGCTACTGGGTCTCTTAATACGCCATCACCGCCTAATACGTAACGGCCGTTGGGGTCGGTCCAGCGGTAGCCCTTGAGCGTGATAGGATCGTTACTGCCCTCTGGTGTACCTCCGGTACCAGCAATAGCAGTACACAAGTCAGCAATATCACTAGTCGTAACAATCTTATTAAGATCAGTGTCTACACGCAGATAAATGCCCTTGTTACCGCCGATGTGTTTCCTAATATCAATATACTTTCCGATGACGGACAAGCCTCTGACCTCAAACCGGAAGCTTAGCTCTACGCCGAACTGTGTGGCAACTGACAGAATTCTGGCAAGAATAGATGAATCGTCTGAATCCCATTTCAAAGTCCGCGTTAGATCCGGAATCTCGTTGTAGCCGATCACAAATCCCGAATCACCAGCAAAAAGTTCAATATACTGAGCGATTGTCATGGCACTCGAGGCCGCGTAAGCACCAACGGTGCCATTAATTAAATCAATGCTGGCGTCCTCTGCCACAAACGTATTTGTGCCTGCTAGTGGATCATGCTCGGAACTCAGAATGGTTGTCCAAACTGACTCACCAGCACGGCCCTTGAACAAGACAAAATTACCCACCTTAGCCATTTCTTTGACCTGAGCCGACTGATCTGGCGAAAAATGCAGCGTTGCACTGTAGGAGCGGTAGCCACCATCAACTGACTGATAGTCACCTTCTTGACCGCCAATATCATCAATAGCAATCACGGAACTAGACGTAAGTTCATCAGTTGACGCAATGCCAAGCTGATTGTATTTTCTGTCGGTAAAATAAAAATCAGCCATTACAAAAACGCCTCCTGAAATGCTACTTCTACTTCATATGGCTGTGCCCAAGAAGAACGCTGAGTCAAAATCTGTGTGTCACCCGGAAGCAACCTGAATTTTTTCCAGTCATTATCGATGAGTTGAAGATCGGCATTAATCACGCCATTAACCAGTATCTGGCGGTTAGCAACATCAATCGTTGCAACGTCTCCAGCGCTAAAACGATTACTAAGATCATTCCAATAATCAACGTTAAGCCATTCAATATCCATGTCATAAACGCCCATATCGGGATATGGATAGTTTTCAAACCGCTGAAACCAAAGCGTCGCTCCCGTGATTGGAAGCGACGCTTCATCTGATGTCAACATGATTGGCGGCATTATCAGCGGTGGATTTCTTGTAACCACTTCAGATGGCTTAATACCGCCTTGAACAATACCAGCAAGCTGCAGATTGAGCGTACTACCAAGCTTAGTCAACTTGGCCTCATAATAGCGGCCATTGCTGAAAATACTGCGGTTAAGTGTCTGTTGGAAAACTAATGTTGATCCCGCAAACACTTGGACATCGACATCATCTTTACCGGCATAATTTGATCTGATAATCACCTGATAGGCCACGCCCGTATCATTATCAAGCGTCATCTCAATGGCACCTAAGGCACTTACGTTGGAATTGAACTTGTAGCGCCATTTGGCCTGAAAGCTACCGGTATTGCTACCGTCAGAGGCATTTGTTGTCTTAAGATGCAGGGAAGGGCCTTCCCAATAATGTGAATTGGTTGGCAAGAAGACTGGCTCAACTGCTGAACCATCGTCATCCGCATACTTGACTGAACCTTCCATTACATTCTTCTGTGCCGCGATATAGTAGTAATGGCTGTTAGTTTGTCCAGTGTTATAAGCCGCACCAGCCGGTTCTTTATCGAAGCCTTCATATCGAGCAACCTCTGATCGTTTTCGCTCAACGCCATCGGCTTCTTCTGGATTGCCAAACTGTAAAACACCACCTTGGCTATTGATTAAGGCAATCAAGCCGTTATCAGCATGCATAGTTGCCGTAATAACTGGCTCAACCGGATAGGTACCACCATTGTGAACCGTGATGGTATCGGCATAATATTCAGGATCCGCTGGGTTAGGCGACCATGGAGAAGCAGTGGTGCCTAGCTCAAGCTTAACCCAGACTTCGATGGTGGCATTCAGATTGTACATTTCAATATCAATCTGATTGGCTGTTCCCGTTAACGAACTTTTGGCGATTGTTTTTGGCACTGACGTATAAACGCCATTTCCGGTAATGGGAATCTGGTTAATTAATCCCGCCCAGTAATCTGTACTTAGACCATCTTTAACATCAATATATGGCCCCATGCTATTAGTGGAGTCTACCTTCCCCTGATAATTGGTGACGATAACTTTAGCCACAGTAGTAATGGTCTTCCCTGACAAGTCTTCTGAAAGTTGCATATGAATGGGATACGCATCTTTTGAGGTCGTGTTGGATCCACTTGCGTGAGAAGCTATGGCAAAGTTCACTGGCACGTCCTTGTATGGTGTTGCCTTATCGCCTAGCTCTACTTTTGTTTCGCTCCAAGAATATGATCCAGATGCATTTCCATTAAAACAAGCAAGTTGTAAAAGTATTGTAGAGTAATCTATATTTTCGGGTGCAATGAATGTTATTGTGGCTTTCCCAGTTGCACTAAAGGCTACTGTAGAAATAAGATTTTGGCGCACGCCATTGGCGTCTCCAGTCCAAGCTTGAAATAAAACGGTATTGTCTAATTGTTCTAGGTTCACACTAGCTGTATACTGCTTACCCGGTTTTCCATTAAAGTGGCCTATAGTTGTGATCAGCCAATCATCGCCAGTAGCAACCTGAGTGCCAACTGGATCTTCCAGTAATAAATTGCTTGTGTCCTTGTATGGCATGTTGTCAAACGTCTGCGTGGCTACCGAGTGGGCGATGCCATCGGGAACAGTGAATACTAGTTCTACCGTGGCAATGTAGTCAAAAGTACCGTCAAAGTCCTGACTCCCATCAAAAATAGCGTTGAAATATCTTCCCGGATAGTTTGACAACGTTAGCTGCTGAATAGTATCTGATTTCAAAGCATTAATTAATTCATCTTTAGTTTCAGCCACGGTAAGGTTCGTTTCTTGAGTCAAGATGGTTCCTTGGATAGTGATTTTTGTTTTAGCATTACGAGAATAAATCAGACTTTCACCATCTGATCGGCCTATTTGAGTATACTGATTGTCTTTGTATAGAAAGGGCATCGTCACGTTAGAAACAATAAAGTACGGTGATAAATCAAGACCACCATAATTCACTGTAATTTCTTTCTTCAATTCGTATACCCCTTTCTTCTATTGGATAGCATGTTCTGAACACTCGTAATTTTTGACAGATAAGGATACTGAACTTGTGCAACTGCACGTCCATCCATATCAATCGTTGTATCGCGTTGCATCAGCGTCGACATCATAGACTGAATAGACATAAGCAACTTTTCAAGATTTTTTGTATCTAAAGAATTGCTGACACTAACTGGCTGTTGACCAACCAACGATTGCGTCACCTGATTTGCTAGGCTAAGCGCTGTTGCATTTGCTGGAATATCTTTACCATTGGCGTATTGAGGTAATTTTGGAAACATTCTAGCCGTCATCCCTGCAGGGACAATTTGAGCATGCTTTTCAATTGGCCTAATCACATTGCGACCAAATGGAATCTCAATTCCACCATTAGGATGGAAAATAGCTTCACGGAACGTTGGACCTTTTTGATCGTTAACCATTGCGAGGCCACCGGCAAAATTGTTTGTGCCTTTTGCAAAGCCCATTGCGCTTCTGTCAGCAGCGCTCCAGCTTCGAGAGTCATCGTAAACTTTCGCATATTCTGCAATCAGCTTTATCTTTCTTTCCCCAGTTGGGAAACTATTGACAGAATCTGTAGCTTGTTTTGATGGGTAGGACGCGTTATCGATAGCCAATAAATTTTTGACTTTTTCTGGAAGACCGTTCCACAGTCCCATTTGCTTTAGCGCAGAAACTACCGCTGCCCCCGTGCCATCTTGTGCTATCATTTGCTGAATTCTAGGATCAAGCGCCTGCCATCTTCCCATGCTATTAAGTGACTTGATAACTTCCACCGTTGCCGCATCACGTGCCAACAACACCGCGGTTTTCCAATCCTTGGTGTTCCACTGATTATTAGAGGCCATTGCAGAAATAATGGCGGCCTTTGTTTCGTCATTAAGCTTAGCGTTTTTTTCAAGGAACTTTAGATCATCCCAACGTTTTTGACTAATCAAGGCGCTAGAAATCATTTCTGCGCCGTTTTCAGTCATCTTGCCTTCATGAACTAACAGCTTGATTTGATTCCACTTATTTGCGTTCTTAGTGGCCTTAGTAACCTCGTCTTGAGCATTGGTCTTCAATTGCCCTGTTTTGGGATCAAAAACAAGGTCATTCCAAGTCTCAGCCGCCGCTTTGGCCTTTCCACTAAGTTTTTCAATAGAAATGATTGTTGCATTCGTTGCTTGCTCAGTTTTTTCGTAGGCATCTATAACGGCATCTGCCTGAGACTTTGTAAGTCCCATCGTACCCGTCAGATATTGTTTTTCCTCAGCAAGCCATTGCTTATGACTAACTCCTGTTTTCTTCGCATATTGTTCGCTAACCCTTGCTTCTGCAATAAGCTGCTGCTGGCTGGTTTCTGCAAACTGCGCTTGAAGATCAGAACGCGTCTGATAGTATGTGGCATCATCGATAACATGCTGATCATGCAGTTCTTTGAGTTGCGCAAAATAGGATTTTTCACTATCTCGAGACTTTTTGAGTGCATCAGTCATACTAACATCAACATCTAGCAACGCTTTTGAGCTCATCTTGCCAATATCGCCAGTAAGCGCCGCAAGAACCTTTTTCTGTTTGCTAGATGATAAGCCAAGGGTTTTCACTTCAGACTCAGCCATTTGCACTTGAAGATTTTCAATTTCTCTCTTTTCGTCTTCAGTAATGTCGCGATGGTTTTTTGACGCATTTTTCGTAATGGCTTGAGCTTGGTTGTAATAGTCTTTCATCTGGGATAAAGCTTTGTTTTTGGACTTTTCGCTCTCTTGAAAATTATCTTCCAAGGTTGACCCCGCAAGACCTCCAATCTTTTTCGCTAAAGCGTCTACTTGTTTTGAATTGTCTGATAATCGCTTAGCAGTATCGTCCAACATAGTCTTAAAAGACTTGTCAATATCCGCCGCATTTTGAGACGCACTTTTTGAAGTATTGTTTAGTGAAGTCGTAACCTGTTGTTCCATATTCTGGAACTTGCTAGCTGCTTGATCGTTCACTGAACCAATGTCAGATCCCCATCTTGAAGCACGGTTGGACGACTCAACCATTTGTTTGCCGAAGCCTTCCCAAGCAACAACACCAATCGTTGCCGCACCAGCTACAGCTATCATTCCAAGTCCTAACGGAGTCAATGCGCTTCCTAAAACGCCTGTTTCACCAGCGGCAACAGTCATTCTTCCGGCTAAATTTCCAATTAAGCCACCTGTATTGGTTGCGGCACCGCCAGCTTTCGTCAAGGTTCCTACAACATTACCCGTTGCATCTGTTAACTGACCCATAACCGTCTTGGCTGCTTGCGACTTAGCACCCAATCCGGCTATTTTTGCAATAAGGCCAACTGATGAGGTACCTAATTTTCCAAGTCCTGTAGTTAATCTTCCACCAATGCTAAGCACCGGGCCCATGGCAGCAGCCAACAACCCCCACTTAACAATGTTTTGCTGGACTTGTGGATTTAGTTTACCAAACCAATTAACAGCCTCAGTCAAGTCCTTGATAATAGGCTGCACACTAGGTAGAACTTTTTGTGCAAGCGTCATTCCTAAGTTTTCAACATTTTGTTGCAGAACTTTTAACTGATTTTGAGCAGATTTAAGGTTCTTTTCCGATAAGCTGCCCACATAATTCTTTTTCTCAGCCTTATCAACCTGACTATTCAATTCAGCTAACTGTTTGCTGTTTTGTGCGAGAATAATACCGGCTTGCTGACCAGTGGTACCAAAAAGACTGTTAAATACAGCTGCTTTTTTAGTCGCGCTCATGTCCTTGGTGTGCTGATTGAGTACGTCCATAATGGTGCTTAAACTCTTTAGGCTGCCATTAGAAGCAACAATTTCGTCTTTCTTAATGCCTAGAGCTCCAAGAACATCTTTTTTAGTTCCAATGTTCTTGATAGCGGTGTTCAAACTGACAATAACTTTACGCAGCCCAGTACCAGCCTTATCTGCTTCTACACCGTTGTTAGACAGAATACCTAAAGCAGATGCCGTTTCTGACAAGGTGAAATGAGCTTGGTGAGCAGTAGCACCAACATATGACATGCCAACACCAAGGGACTGGAAGTCCGTTGCTGTCAGATCGGCCGCATAAGCAAGCTCATTGACAGCTGTCTTGGTGTTTCTAGTCATCTTTGCAGTATTGCTTGATTTCATGCCAAATGATTCCAACGTTGACGATGCCACAGAAACAACATCATTGAAATCATCGCCTGATGCCAAAGCACCTTGGAGTTCTGTTTTCATGGCAGCGATAGCTTGTTTAGACGTATAGCCACGTCGTACAAGTTCTTCATACCCTGCTGAAATCTTCTCAACAGATACGCCGTAATGATTGGAATACTGAATGGCGTCTGATTGCATCTTATTGACACCAGAAATGGCTTCTTTTGCTGACTCGCCACCGGTAGTAAGCAAGTTCGTAATGACTAGAAGCTGATTTTGAAATTTAATTGCTTTAGCAGTCGCAGCAACAAAAGCTGTAGCTATAGGCACAGTGATGCCAGTAGTCATGCTGTCGCCAAGTGACTTCATGCGATTGCCAATAGCTATCTGAGCGGTACCAAGTTTGTTAATTGCACCGGTGACGCCGGTTGTTTTAACACTCATTTCGGCTTCTGCTTTGGCGGTATTGATGTACTGTTTAGCCAGTGATGCTAGTTTCGCTTGTTCAGCTTCAAAATTAGCCGCTAGTCTAGCGGAACTTTTTGTCATTTCGCCTTTTGAAGTCAGTGATCCATCATATGCCTTCTTAGACTCGGCCACGACCTTTGACTGCGCAGCAATCATCTTGGTCAAGCCTTGTTCTTTAGCACTTAAGCCGTCTACTTTACTTCCAAAAGCGTCATAAAAAGAGGCCTGAGCTTTCATCTCAGACCCGAAATACTTCAACTGTGACTTGGCATTCTTCAGACCGTTACCGAACTTGGTATCATCAAGCCCAAGCTCGATCATCATTTGACCTAATGGTTCTGCCAATTTGTTTCCTCCTTCCTACATTGATTTGATAAAGTCGGCAAGCGAGACTGCCTTTTCTTTTTCTGGTTCACTTTGCAGCAGCACCTCTTGTAGCGTCTCCCAATCAGTTTTCATAATGTCATTGATCGTGAACCCCGGAACATTTGTAACAACCGAACGAATCATTTTGTAGATTTGATTTAATGCTTCTTTTCTGCTGATTCGCTCGCTGCCACTTTTTTTGGGTCAATCCCGAAAAGCTGCTGATTGAAGGTGTTAAATACTTTGTTGAAGTCCCAAGCGGCAACACCGTCTAAAATTCGTTGCTTAGTTACGCTTTTGTCTTCAAAACAAGAAGCCATAAATTCTGCGTTTTTTTCCATCCAATCTGATTCATCTAGATCAGGAAAGTTCTCGGGAGTTAGTTTTAAGCCTTCGATCAGTTTTAAGGCGGGCACGAATGTTTCTTGAAAGTGCTCAACCTTGCCATCTTTATTACGTAAATCAAGTTTTAGCATGATAAGTCTCCTTATTTTAGATGCCGCCCTGAACTCAATCAGCATTGTTTATTTCTGAGGCGACAATTGTATTTTTAAGCAGCAGTTACGGTTACCGATGTGCTTGCTGTTTTGCTTCCATCGTGTGTCGTCACAGTGACGGTTGCAGATCCAGCCGAAATACCAGTTACAACGCCATTAGCATTGACAGTAGCGACTGCTGTGCTGCTTGATGCAAAACTAACAGACTTGTCAGTTGCATCCGTTGGACTAACTGTAGCCGTCAATGCGGTGGTTGATCCAACTTTCACGCTCGCTGTTGCCGGTGTCAGAGATACCCCAGACACCGTTACGGGTTTGGGGTTGCCTTTAAAACCTGCGCCTTCACCGTGCTAATAGCTGTTGCATCAGACCCGACATATTTAGCAACGTACTCGCCTTTTTGATCACCATCATCAGGTGAACCGGCCGCAGTAAACGTATAGCTATCGCCTTCTGGTGCCTTCTTGTCAGCTGGATCTTGTGTATTCAAGGTCTCTTTGTCCTTGGCAAATTTGCCGCGGAAGAATCCTAAATAGGCACTGTCCCCAGCCAAACTTTCTGCTTCCAAAAGAACGCCGCAGTATGGTGGGTTAGTGTCATTACCCACATAGGTAATGCCTGCTTCGGTAGTTTTCTGGCCAAGGATCTTTGCTTCAGAATCAAATGGCAGATCAATCAAGGTAAAGTCCACAGATACTTCACCAACACCCTCTTGAGAAATCCAATATTCAATATCTGATGCAGCCGTTTTCAACGGATTGCTTGCTAATCCTGAAATTTCGGCGGTAATAGTACCACCTTTGTTTTGATCGCCTTGGATAACAATTGGATCACCATCGGGAACCCCTAATTTGTCAAACGGTTGAATGGTCATGCGTGGAAAATGTACTAAAGTCATGTGATGACTCCTTTCTAATAGTTAGCGTCATAAAGCTGTGTGACAGTTCGATATCGCCGTGCATCGACATACCGTTTCGTGTCACTAAAAAACTCGTCAAGCCCCTCGGATAATTGCGAGAAGCCTAACGAGTACATGTGTTTTTTGATTGCTTGTTGTATCTGCTTACACAGCATGCGATCACCGGATTGCACATCAATCTGGTAAGTTAGCTGTTGTGCTAATTCTTTATCACTGGCACCAAAAGCAGCTGTTGGAGGAGATAACGGTTTGATGAGAACAAACGTTTCCTTAGAAGCTGCCTCTGGATAGTCGTAATACTTAATCGGGTACTGAGATACTAGCGGATCACCACGTATCTCTGTATAAATCGTGTTCAGCATGTCTTTCATAGCAGTTTCCTCAATTCAGCCGCTTCTAGCTCTTTAAGCTTTGGCTGCATTTCATCATAGGATGACCGAATTTTTCCTATGCCCCTTGGAGCATACGTTCGCCCGTTTCGGGTGTACCCAAATTCGTTGAGATGAACTAAGCGCCACCGTTGTTTTGAACCATCACCAGACCACCCAATCTTGATATTGCGAACCCCACCACGAAGCCGTGGCTTTCCCGCAGTAATTTCATTGACCGTTGCGCCAGTGTCTCGATAGCTTGCTGCAGCTTGCTTAAGCTCAACAACTGCATACCGGCCAGCGATGGTTAACGCGTTGTTGACATATTTAGCAACCTTGCGATCACTAAATTTTTGACTTAGCTTGTTTTCTAAGTCTTCTAAACCTTTAACGTCCAAAGTTACTGTCATTGCTTCGCCCCCAATACCAGCGTAATGAACCTGTTGGCTTCAAAATCATGGCGAACTTCTTCAATCTGCCATTCCTTAACTTCCTGATAGCGAGAATCTTCAATAAACGCTGTCATTTTGTTGTTAGGAATGAATTCACCCTTGGTATCGCGAATAATCACAGTGACGCCCAGGTCAACCTCATGGCTATCAAGAACTACCTTGTCTTTATTGCTTGGCGAATAGGCATCGCAAAGACAAAAAAACACTTCTTTAGGCTCAATGTCTGTCGGCTCTGGTGAATCGCCAACATCTTGAGCATAGAAGTGGATCGGTATTCTTAATTTTCCACTATCGACTTTGGGAGGCTGATACTGAAAGCTTGGGCGACTAACCATTGTCATCGTCCTCCTCACCGTATGCTTGCAGGCTTAGGCCAATGATCGTAGACAGAAAGTTGTCTTCGAAAAATTCAGCCTGATCATTGTAGACATACCTAGTGCGTTCAATGACAAGCTCTTTGAATTGGTTATTGGTGATATCAGACACTCCAGTCATGCGATTAACTGCATCGTACGAGGCTTGTAGCATGTTTTTAAGCTCAGCGTCTTCTGATGAGTGGTAAATGCTCATTCGAGCTTTAAATTCTGTCAAAAGCGATTCAACCTGATCATCATTCATCTGGTGTCACCCCCGCAAGTTTCTGTAAATCTGCCTTTAATGCATTGCTTGGGTAACTGATTCCCTTTGAATCGAGGTATGACTTAAGCTGTGCAACGGTGGAGTTGCTGTCTACCCCCGCTTCAACGGGGGATACTATTCCCCCGTTGAAGCGGGGGTAGCACTTGGATCAGTAATATTAAGTGCATAGACAAGTGCAGCATTACTATCTGCTGGTGCACCATAGAAGAACTGCTTAGCAGTGAACAGGATTGCATCCTGAATAGCCAATGTTTGATTAAAGTCAGAGATGTTTAAGCCACCAGCCATGTATGCGTCATAACGGCCTTTAACAAAAGCAATAGCCTTCCCATCTGGAACGTACTGAGATTCAATGATCTGAATGCCATATGGTAGCGCATATACCCACTGACCATTAACGTTTTGCATGGTCATTGCACGTTCAAAATCAAGCGAAGCACCCGGCTGTACAACCAAAATGGTGTTTCCACGTGCAACTACAGGCTTGCCGTTTGCTTTCTTGGACAGAGCCTTAATGATGGCCATCAGTTCAAACTTTGCCGTGTCAGCATCTTTGAGAGTTACAGTGCCTGCATCAGCCTTAACAGGATAGGTTGTCACGCCATCGGCTGTGGCACCTTTTGACGGATCGCGATCAAGCCCAATTGGCTTACTATTACCATCGCCATCGACAAAAGCAGATTCAGATGCGGCCGCAAACGCTTCGGTGATTTGGGTAGTAACGTATGTGCGTACCCATGCCGGACCGAATGAATCAAGATCATTAGGCAGCACTACGAATGCCGTCAGTTTACTCATTTCTGCATCAACAGACGTGAACGTAGCATCAAGCTGCCCTTGAATATCGCCAAAAATCTTGCCCCATACAGCGGCACCTGTAGCATCAGACTTCCAGATTTTCAAGCGCACACCGTTGTTCTGCAAACCAATCGCTTGCAGCAGAGGGTGATTAGAAGTCAGATCTTCGAAAATCTTGTCCACAGTGGTTTGTGGAATAAGCTGGTCGTTTTTGAACCCAGTATCAGTCGAGATATCATTGAAGAATTTAACTTCATCTTGTGTCATCTTCACATCACCGGTGTTGGCTGCAATGATGTTATCAATTTCCTCTTGGGTTTTATTCTTAAGTTTCTCTTGGAAGCTATTGAGATCAGTGGAAAGCGCGTCCATCATTTCACCAAAGGCCTTGCCTTGGGCCTCAGCGTCACCGCCACTTTTGACAATGTCTGCGAATGCCTTTTGTTTTTCCGCAAAGGTATCTAAATTCTTAAAGCTCATAGTCATATTTTTATGACTCCTTTCGTATTAAAAAAGGAACCCTGCAAACTTGCTTTGCTTAGGTTCCTCATGGGGTTTCAATTTATTTGCAAGCTTTTCTGCTAATTCATCGGTGTCAATCTTCATAGCCGGTTCTGTTGGCTTGTCCTTGATTTCTCGATACTCCTTAAGAGCATCAACGATCTCTTTTGTCAGCATCGTTTTTGGTCCCGCTACCAAGGTAGGCTGTTCCTCAAACATAATTTCATCAACAAATCCAATATCTTTGGCCTGTTGTGCTGACATATACGTTTCGTCCGCCATTAGCTTGAGCATCTCATCAGCTGTTTTTCCGGTTTTTGATGCATACAAGTTAGCAAATTGTTTATCTTGCATTGAAAGAACATCGCTGTACTTGTCAAGATCACCGGAGTTTCCAGAAATGCCAGAGACTGACACACGGTGAATCATGAATGTAGCCGTCGGTGCCATCATAATCTTGTCAGCTGACAGTGCTACTACTGTAGCTGCAGATGCTGCCTGACCGATAATCTTAGCCGTTACAGTTCCGGGATAGTCTTTCAAAAGCGTCGCAATTGAGCTCCCGGCGGTAACCAATCCACCTGGACTATCAATTTCGACTACAACGTCTGAATTATCAGTCGGAAGCATTTCACGGATCGCGTTTGGAGCTACTAAATCCAGTCCCCATGACTTCATGACACTCGCAGTCTCATCATCAACAAGCTGAGTGTTAATTGGAATTACTGTCGTCATCATTATCACCTCCCTTCGTTGCTTCCTCATAGTTCTTTGTGATGTAATATTTTTGGCCGCTTCCGTCTGGAATTGGATCATCGCCAAACCAGCTTCGCACAGTGTCACGATTGTATACGCCGCTTGATACTAGCTTGTCTATTGCATCGCTAAGATTAAGAGCATTAGGCTTATTCAGTCCCCAAACGGTGACCTTATCTTGATCATATGAAGACTGACTTACAGCCTTGGCATTTAACTCATCCTCAATTTTTTGATTAAGCGGAGCAATGCAGAAATTTAATAGTTCTTGTTGATTCTGATCAACCTCCGCCTGTGCACCGTGAATCAATGCTGGTGGAATTCCTAGAATTTCGGCAACGCTGTCAACTGCCTCTTTACGTGCAGCAGTAATGTCAGAAAATGCCTGATCTGCGCCACTATACTGGCTCGAAACTTCGTCGTACTTAATACCCTTTTGTAAAGGCACAATTGCAATGTCGTTGTCTCTGAATGCACTAAAGAGCTTATCAATAAATTTCTGAGCTGGATTCTCTTTCTTATTGCCATTCGCATCATCTTTAGGCGTTTGGCTATCAAAACTTGTAACGCCTGAGAAATCCACCGTTGCTCTTAGCTGCTTGTTACGCATGGCAAAACTAATCATGCGGCTGAATAAATTAGCATAGTCGGACAGCAACTGATTTGTGTATGTGGTTAGGTTGTCGTTGTTGTATTTGATAAACCAAACGTCATCCATTCCAAACACACGCTGAAACTGATAGTCATTGACCACCACTCCAGAAAACGTATCAGGATATACTGCCTTGACATTATGAACGTAGCTGTCAGCAATCAGTAGGTCGCCTGTATCGTCCTGAACGACCAGCACTTCATTATCTGTGATGAGTTTAAAGATGAGTTCCTGCCAAAAACTTGTCGCTGTTTGGTTATAGTTTGGCCGGACATTCAGCTTGTAATAAAGCGCTGAATTTTTAGTTTTGAACTCGGACTGAGAAACCGTTCTAGCTAAAAAAGAAGCACACGTATTTAATGCATACTGTTTCAGGTAAACTTGCGTCTGCTGCCCGCCAATTAAATCGAGATCATAGGCAAAGCTGGCATCTTTTCGTTGAGTAAACAGATCAAATAAGTTGAAGTTCACGCTTTCACCTCCTTTCAGAAGTCGAGGTCATTCAAAAACGCCAGCGATTCGCTGACGTCCACATCGGATAATTCATTCACTCGATACAACGTATATTCAAAGGCCTTAAAGCCATCTGTCTTACGACGAGTTTCCTCTTTTTTCTCATAGGACTTGTTCCCATTTGCCTTGTTTACCTTTACCAGTACGTTCTGTGTGTTCCAGCGAAGCAAGGGGTTATCTCCCCAGATGAAACGTCCTCTTGGAAAACCATCGTCAATGATCGATGCCAACAAACCGTCAATAGAAGTGGGATTGCGAATGATATCAACTTCAAAATTGGCATCCTCGAACATTTTCCGCATAATCTGAGCACGGTAGTTATCCATAACTACCTTTTTTATGTCGAATCGATGTGCCATTGCTTGTATCCACTCTAATGCATGTCTAGGATCCATAAGTGGCTCGTCAACAACTTCGATAAGTCCCATTCTTTCCCAGTCGTGAAGTGGAATATTAAGACGCTGATTTGGTGTCGCAATTCTGTCCTTTCGACTGTATGCGTAATATTGATCACAGAAGCCCTTCCGTGCCCACTGCTTTTCAATGGTTACTAATTTATCTCGGTACCTAATCGTTACTGCAGCGGCAATGAAATCTCGTACACTGGCAAAATCCACTGCCCCTATTGCCTCTCTGCCGTCTAAATCATGCGGAATCGGTTGATTAGTTGCTGCAATCTCTTCCCAAGGCGCAACACTACTGTTCATTGACGTGCTGGGATAGTCCATTCTCTTTGTTAAAAACTCCTCACGTCCGCTTGGTGCTTCTACTAATGCGTCGTAGTCTTTCTTGATTTGTCGATAAAGGGTCTTACCATACGATGACAACGGTTTTACAATCATTGGAACGGCTTTTTCCCACTTTTCTGGATCATCAATTTCAGACACATCGTCGATTTTGCAAATCCAAGGAAATATGAAATCTGGCGCAGCCTTTCCACTCAAGACATTGGCTGCTTGCTTTTTCTTAGTATCAATGAAGCCATCGCGCACATAGCCATCGGTCCCAATATAAAAGACACGAGGATTTTGCTTTTTGCCAAGCCCTGATAAGTGGACTTTGACATTGCTGTCATCCTGATATTCATGAATTTCATCGAAGATAACGAAACCATCTCGTAAACCATCTTTCGTGTTGCCGTTAGAAGTTCGATATCTCAAAGTAGAATTGGTCTTTTTAGCTTTTATGAGACCGTTTGTCCAGTAGAATGCGGGTCTAAGCTTTGGTCGATTTGATTCCATTACATCGTGAATTTCTTCAACCGATATTTTTGCCTGGTCTTCGCTGTTAGCAACGATTGAACCGTTATATGAAGGTATACCGTTAAATTCTGATATCAAAAACGTCCCTAACGCCGAAATCAATCCGTTCTTACCAGAGCCACGACCCATCATCCACAAAAAGTCTTCATAATAATTGGTCCCGTCTTCGTGGTACAAAAAAACGAACGCAATCAAGAACTTCTGGAACGGCTGAAGTTTGAAAAACCACTTCTCACTGAACTTAATGCAGTTCTCAATCTGCTCGTTGTCAAAATGCAGTGTGTCGTCAGATAGCACAGACTTTTTTAGATAATCAACAAGCTGAATACGTTCCTTATTAAACAGCAAGTGCCCTTCTTCATAATCCTTGATGTAATCATCAACATACTTGTTATGAATCAAAGCAGATCATCAGGATCATATCCCGTACCCTTTCCATCAATGCCAGGCGGAGCGGACAATCCCATGTCCTTGCCAAGTGAAATTAGGCTTGCATTGATCTTGTTCATATCAGCCAAAGCAGGATTAGATTTAGTGAAATGCTGACTGCCATTCTCAATTTCAATAATTGGCTGCTTGATAGCTTCTTTTTGAAGCTTGTAGAACATGTCAACCATTGAAACATATCGATCCACCTTCTCAGTTTCAATTGGATTAGTCTTGTCTATCTGAGACAAGAGCCTGTTTTTAAGCTTATCTAGCTTGTCCATGGATTATCACCTCCCATTTTTGGTATAGGGTACCCCCCCTCGCGCGAAAAAAAGAAACATTTTTGCGGAAGTCGAGCCCGTCCACCGGTCCCCGAATTTCAAAATGGCATTGAATTTTTTGACCCGGGGGTATGTTATTTCACCATCTCTCATCGTTGGCATACGGATTTTTTGGTCTCCCCAATCGTTTATAATTGAATCGTCCGTGTCGCTTGTTGTGACAGTCGCGGCAGAGTGTGCGCAGGTTATCTGGTTCAAGGGCTAGGTCTGGACGTTCCTCTAGCGTCTTGATGTGGTCAATCTCCAGTGTCATGTCATTGCCAGTAGTCACGCGTCCTTCCGCTTTGCACCATTGGCATTCATAGTGGTCACGTTCAAGAACTTGTTCGCGCAATGCTTTCCATTCAGGTGAACGATAGAAGTGTGCACGACCAGCGTGGCTGTGAACATCTCCCGTATAAGATGTGTTAGTCATCTTTGTCAGTCAACGAGCGTTCGCCGGTCTTGATCTCCTTAGGCATGTTATAGCCATCTTGTTCGTAATGCTGAATGTCGTGGATGTTATCAATATCGATACGAACATGCGGAGTGCTTGCGTGCCGTGATGACCGCTCCTGCTTGTGATGATAGTCATTCAGTGCTTTGTCTAGCTCTGCAATAAATGATTCGCTGAATCCTGCATGATCTGGTAGCTCAACGCTTTCGATATCAGGCAACTTAGCATCACATAGACCATACGCAGTTAAGGTTGGCGAAACTTCCGGTGTCGTGTCAGCCTTGATGTTTTCGACCGCGTTCTTGATCTTGTCAAGTTTGGCCATAAGCGGATCGATGTTTGTATCTAACGTAACGGTTATCTTATCGATTCCTTTTTTACCTGAGAAGTGTTCTTTCAGTCGTTTCACTACTTTAAGCATGTGTAATTCCTCCTAAGATAATATGATTGCCGAATAGGAACCGATACCGTCAATGTTTATACCAGTAACATCCCATCCTGATTTCGTTAGCAAACTGATTACTTCATTAACAACTGCCGGATTGTACTTGGAAACGCCAATTGAGATTGGGGATGTAGTATTAATTCCTTGATTAATGGCATCGTTCACATCAGCAATCAGACTGTCTTTGTATTTCTTAGTTGCATTGGCACGAGTTGGCAGTGATCCTTCCATTTTTGGTAGCACTGGTGCTGGTGGAGGCAACTGACGGTGAGACAATTGCCTACTTTGGCCTTTAGCATTATCGAATAGCATGTTTATCCCTCCGTGTATTGTTTAATCTTGTCAACCCGCAAGTCGCACCATTCATCATGTGTGCCGTCTGCTTTGTAGATTGTTACGACTGGCATTGAACGATAGCCTAGCTTGCGGAACCGCTCGTAGTCGTCCGCGTCTGCTGTGATGGTTTGCACTGGCATGACTCGTGACAGCTTGAATACTGTTCGCCGGCACTTTTGGCAGTGAGGCTTCGTGTAGATAATTGCTTGCATGTGCTTTTCTTCTCTCGATAGTTTCTCAATGATTGCTTGCTCTGTGTGGCTTACATATCCATAACCGACTCGCTTCATCGCATTAATTGAGCTCATAAGTACACCTCAATCGCGTGTCGTCATAAACGAACGCATACAGCAGATGTTTGCCCGTGGTGAAGCCATTCTTAATCTCATAGGGATCATTTGGCTTTGCTGTTCCAAGCTGGCGCCACATAATGCCACGATCATCTTTAAACCGCTCGCTATGATAGTGGCCTGAGTGAAGTTCGTATGTTTTTGCCAAATTGAATATCTTCTTGTACTCAAATGGAAAAAGTCCTGTCAGCTTGTCCTTGGCTACATCTCCGTGGGCGAGCATAATGCCAACATGCCCTAGCAAGTATGCACAGCGCCAGTCGGTTGCCGGATTACTGTCATTAAGATCAACGTGTACTTGTGGATAGCGATCTATCAGCGCATAAAGAAAAGCGTATTCGAGATCACCTGAATGGTTACCGAACACGCTCTTGATTGAGACGCGATTGCTATATTCAATTGCCAGCGGAACAATTTGATCAAACAGCTTCACTGCATCATGGAATGCCTGACGCATGTTTGCGTGATCTAGTTGTGTCCCTCTAACCGTTTGTGTTGCATGAATCTGATCACTATGGAACAGATCTCCCAATTGCTCGATCACAATCTCGTTGTAGCCGTCCATGATGATCTCTCTAAGTTGGCTCACCATGTCTTTTAGATCGGCGAATGTTGTCCAGCCAAAATGCAGGTCAGGCAATGGGATGACTAAGTTGCGATCGCCCGATTTCTTCATGCCGTAATTGACCGGAATGATTTTGTCGTTGAACGCTTCAGCCATTTCACTTATCGATAACCCTTGTTTCGGCTTTACGCGAATATGAATGCTGTATTGCGGAACTGTGCCGTCTTCGGTACTATGCTGCTCATACACTTTGTAGTCGCCTAACACCATCTCGAACTTATCAGGATCGTATCCACACAACTCCATCAAAGTTCGTGGGTCTTTATTTGGCTCATGCTTGAGTCTCATTAAGGCCGTGACCGTTTGGCTACCATCAGCATTAAGGGCGACTTTTCTATCAACGGGTTTGCTATTTCTATCTGTTTTCGCTGAATCGTATTCGTTCTTGACTGGTTTTTGGAACTCGACACCAAGCCGTCTTGCTTTACCTTGAAGCGCATCATAGCTAATCCCGAGTTTGTCGGCCGTCTCTCGTCTGGTAAAGCCTTCAGAGGCGAGCTTCCTAATGCCACTGATTTGTTCATCTGTCCATTGCATCTACTCGCCTCCGAAAATATGTATAAAAATAGCACCTCACGAAAAGTGAAGTGCCATGGTTTTGCTCGCTCTCCCAGTGTCAGATGGGGTCATCGCAAGCTGTGTCCGGTCGCTAAACTGGACAATGTGGCATGCGGGAATCGAACCCGCCTGACTATCTCAGCCAGTCCATTTGCCACGCCTTGCCACAGCTTTATCATCACCATGGCTCGGAGGAAAAATGCGGTGTCTCAGGTTTCTCACCTTTGGCACAATACAATCATATGACGGAAAAACAGTTAAAAGGTCTCACAAAGGTCTCATCTCGATTTCAACCAATGGACAAATCTCGGCGAATGCGATTAGCGCTTCTCGTTTTGTTCGATAATACTGGGCTTTTGATAAAAACAGCTTGTCCATTATTTGCTGGTCAGTATATCGTTTGGTTAAGTAAGAACTTGTTAGTATAAGCCGATGATTCGCTGAATCCAGAGATTCGATAGCACCTTCGCAGCACGCTATATAGTATAGCTCGTCAGCGTACGATACGAGCTTTTCCTCGGCTTTGTTTCCATAGCTAGGTGACTTGGGCATGCCGTCCATTACGGGGCTTCTGAGCGCTATTTTGGTGCGTTGAGCGAGCCGCTTGTGATGCCAGTAGTTCCCCAAGACCTCTTTGGCGTTTTCAATTGTTTTGTCATGATCAATTGGGCTAAAATATCTCGTTGCTCGCACCACCGCGTCCACTCCTTATGGTATAATTAAATTTGTAAAAGTTTGGGGGATAAGCGTGCCTTCGTGGTGCGCTTTTTTATTTGCTTTCAGAAGGCCGAATTAGCTCCCATGGATCAATCCCAGCTCCATATGCGATTTTGTCCAAAGTGTTGAGTGAAACACTGCCATTCCCAGATATTGCGTATTCAAGCGTGTTTATTGGTATGCCAATCTCTTTTGCATATTCAGACTGTGTCTTGCCAAGCTCATATATATTGTCCCTAATGTTTTTGGCCAATGCTTGTTTGCTATCCAAATTATTCGCCTCCGTCCTCATTTTCGGTGTACCAGTCGTCACTGTTTAATAGCCAATAGCTTATTTCCCTGGCTTGCTTGTAGATTGGGTCAACACGTGTAGTCATCGCGTCAGTCGTCCATTTAGACCAGGCAATGTCGTGTAGTAGCTTAGTTGCAAGCTCGGCCTTGGCACACAGCTCGCCTTGAAGATAAGCGTCAACGTCCTTACTTTTACTCATGTTGTGCCTCCAGCAGCTCCGGATTCTCCCTGAACTTAATCTCTCGGTTCATTTCTCCGCCCCTTTACTTATTTAGCCAATGAAGGAATGCAAACAGTATTGCCGCAAGGACAATGCAGACGATGAGCAAACTCATATTTATCTCCAATGGAGACGCATTCCATATTCCGTTTATTATCTGTTTCATTTCTCCGCCTCCACTTTCACGATTTCGCCATGTTCCACATTGCTAAATACATCCTGACTTTCCTTTCGCAACGCCGCTTGGTGTATGTCTTCATGGTGATGTACTCCTACTCAAATTCGATTGCTGGTGTGTTCAGGTGCTCAATCAAGCCAAGGCGTTCCAACCGCTCATGGTTGAGACGCTCGCAGTATAAATCTGCTTCGTACTGAGAACTGAATTCCTTGATTTTGGTTTCGCCATTGCGGCCAACAATTTTGAATTTCATTTTTTTATCAATCCTCTCCAGTTGGCTCATTTCTTTAAAATGTTTACTCATTCTCCGTCCTCCACTTTCACAATTTTGCCTGTTTCCTCAACAATCCAAGCTTCCAGCAACCAAGCACGGGCGAAAGTATCGTAATGATGAATTATCCACCGATGATCCTTTCCATAGTCACGATACTGTGAGGCCAAAATTGAATTACAGGTTGGTTTCATTTTGGTAATCATGCGTCCCACAGCTTTGGGAATCACCGGCAGATCATATGGCAAGGCGTCGTCATACAAAACATTCAATGGTGTTGTGATATTTACACGGTAGTTTTCATCATCATTTTCTTTGGAAATTAGATCTTGATATGCCTTTAGCAGTTGCTCAAACACGTCCCGCTTCGTCTCATCGCTCATCGTCAGTCACCACCAGAAAATCAAAGTCATGTGTAAGAGCTGGTAATGCTTTTTCAATTGTCTTCTGTCCCTCCACGTCTAAATCATAGGTAACTAAATTTGCACCGTCCGTTACTTGTTGAATTCCCATAAATAGGGTATCAAGGTCAACATCATTGCTACATTGAAGCACAACTGTTTGATGCGTCATTTCACTTTTCATCGTCAGTCACCTCCACAGGCTTGAGTATTTTTACCCAGTTTGGGGCAGAATCGTACTCGTCTTTAGTGACCGTGTAGCCGTGTTTAACAGCATAATCTTGACTTGGGGCAGTGTTGATATACCAGATTCCATCTTCCATATAGGAATATCCTTGGTGCTCCCCAAAGCCTTCCATTTGGAGCAAATACCGTTTTTCCTTTGCCACGGTGTAGCCATTGACGAGGGCACGCATTAGGCGGAGTTCTTCATAAGACGTGCCGTTAGCTCCAGGATCAGGATGAGCGTTCATGCTGATATAATTTGCCGGATAGCTGTCCGTCTTAGCCCTGTCTAGTATTTTGGCTTCCTCCTTGCTGACCACCTCTGGATTCGGCTTCTCGATCAGCTCGACCACGTGACCACCATACACATGGGCAAGTATGTCAGCGTCATGTTGGTCGAAAAAGTCGCCGTCATCGCGGCTCCAATAATGGCAACCTTTGGCCTCAATGCAAAGCCACTTTCCTTCATCGTTCTTTACCGCGTACAGTTTTTCTTCGCTCATTTTTCGTCCTCTACTTTCGTAAGCTTGTACAAAGTTCCTTTGATGTCCACGTAAACTGGCTCACCGGTCGCTTGGCTGATGTAAACATCGTCTACTTCTGACTCCATTGGTCGGCCTCCGTTACATTCATTCAGCGTTGTCTGTATATAGCACGTTTCTGCTCTGGCATACCGGATCTTTTCGCCGGTGGTAGAACTCCTTTGAGACGCAATCTACGAATCTTGGCTTGAATAGTGCCAACGTTTCGATTTAATATTTTCGTCAATTTGTCGTAATTTGCTGTCACGCCAAAACTGTCAAATTCGATATTGTTGATAAGGAGTAATAAGTCTGATTCATTCCACTTTTTTACCAGAATAGGGCCCTGCTTTCGGCAAATAGATTCAATGCCGTATTTGGTTCTGCCCATCATTTGAGCTATTTCTTCGTGAGTGTGTGTTGATCGAAGTTTCATGATCATTTGCTTTTCTCTTTTGCTATAGAAGCTTCCATACTTTTCTATCTGGTTTTCTTTGCAAAACTTCGGCAATTCGCCACGATGTCTGAGCTTATTTGCAGCGTGTTTAACGCCCAGCACGGTTCTCCCAAACATGTCGGCGAGTTCTTCATAGTTGAGGATGGCATTTGTATCAGCTGCCATAATCACTTCATCTTTAAAGCGATCAAGTTCTTCAGGCGTCCAATTTTTGTTTACTCTGTCTTGTTTCATATCATTACCTCACAAAGCGGCCATTAATTGTCCGATCTTTGCATCTGCCGAAGTCTCTGTATCTTTCAACAAATGGATATATACCTTCTGGGTTGTCAGCGAGCTAGAATGGCCTAACCGTTTTGCGACGGCCTGTAAGTTGATGCCTTTGCCAATCAGCAACGATGCATGTGTATGCCGCAATCCATGCGCCGATATAACGGGAACGCCAGCATTCTCACAATGACGTTTCAAGATGTCATTAATGGTCTCGTTGTATATACGCTTCCCGTTTGGTACAAAAATTGGCTTATCTTTCGGCAAATTTTGGATCAGCATTGCAAACTTCGCTGCAGTTTTGTAGTCAAGCGCAATCGTTCGCACAGATGATTTATTTTTTGTAGGGGCAAACTTACCTGTAGCGCTTTTGTAATCCCAAGTTTTGTTAATCCTTAGTGTCAAAGAGTCCAAATCGAAGTCTGCCGGTGTTAGCCCGAGAGCTTCTGCAAATCTCAGTCCCGTCTTGGCAAGCAGTAAAATCATGTAATCGTAATCTAGCTCTTTTCCCAAATTGAGATCTTGGAGAAGTTTTTCTAATTCTTCTGGCTGCAAAAACTTAATCTTGTGTTCTCTATGCCTAGTGCCGCCAATAACTGCACGCAAGGTTGGATCTCGCTTGATCAGTCCTTCGTCTAGAATGTCCTGAATCACGCATTTGAGCTGGTGATGAAAATCCATGCATGTTTGATGCTCATGTGTTTCTGCATACTGGCTTAGAAGCTGCTGATAGCTTCTACGGGTAAGCTGTGTCACCTTTAGTTGTGGCGCTAACATTTTGAGCATTCGCTCGGTGTTCTCCCACTTGCGATAGGTCACTGGGGTCACATAATTTTGCTTGTATGTCTCAATCCACTTTTTGAAATAGGTCTGAAATAACTGTTCATTTCTCTTCAAGTTTGTCCTCCTTTCCCGCTGCTAATTTCTGAATGGCTTCGTTGTATCTTTCTGGTATCTCTGTTGATTCAATGTGATTTTGTTCAGGCTCTAGCCATTGTCGAATATCAAATTCTTGTTCAACGTCTTTGCTGTGCGGCATCACATTTACTGTGCTGAAATGCAAATAGTCGTCTTCATCGTTTTGAATGAAATATACTTGTCTAGCAGCACGTGTCAGACTGTCACCATGAACAATTGTTGCGTTCATGCCGCGAATGGCACAGTTGAATATCAAAAACGGCAACGTGCTATCGCCAAGCTCTTCCAAATGGTAAAAATACATGCTTGGCCGGTAGTCCCACGGCTTGTGCTTCAAACGGTCTTGTTGCCATCGTTGAATCATCATTGATCCAGTACCAGCAGCAACCTCGTAATACTCGCTACTGTCATGCGAGCCTACCAGCATGTTCACGAGCTTGCTGATGCTTTCAGGGGTGAAATCTTGTTTCTTGTCTTTTCGGTCAGCTTGAACGCTCATGAAATATTCTGAGAACCAGTCATGCGATACGTCTGTATTGACATCTAGGAATTGCTTAAAAAGCTCGTTCCGCTTTTGCTGATCCATGACAATGCCCATCAATGCTGCTGGCGCCTGCTGTGCCTCACGAACGCCTAACAGTTTGTGAACGACATCTGCTGTGAATTTGGTCGTCATTTTCTCGCCTCTTATAGTTGTTCTTCCGTGAATAGTCCAGTGTGATAGTCATATCTGGCAATCGTGATCGGTATTTTGTAGCGAATCATGAACAGCAACATTCGAAGCCTAGCATCAGTGGTCAAAGTCGCGTCTCCGCCTTTAACGTCAACAACTTTTGTCAACTCATCACCGTCATAGAAGCAGTAGTCTGGTGTATATATGCGTGCTGAATAGCGTTTGCCATTGATCTTGAATGCCGACAAAATCTCAAACGATTCCTGAATCGTTACCTTCTGTGGCTTGTTGCGTATCAGCATGTAATAGGCGCCTTCTGCTTTGCTTGCGAATCGAATGCCATCGATCACAACTGGCTGCGCATTGTACTTGCCTCTGCGTCTCTTGTGGATAACCATGGCTAACGACTCGCAATCTCTTCATGGCCGTTGTTGCGGCGTGGCAACTTGATCTCAAACTCGCTTGCCACTCGCTTCACGAACGTTGTTGACTTCCCGATCCGTTTTGCAACGTCAATCAGCGTGTCACATTGTGAGGCCGCTTCTGCAATCCCACGTGCGTATTTGGCACGGGCTTCTTTTCGCTTCTTTGAAATCTTTGTGAGTCCATTGTTGACTGAGGTCTTCAAAATGTCGCTGTCATCAACACCGGACACCGCACGTTTCTCGATAATCGCTTTCTTTGATACAATGATTCGGTTGTTAAACTCTTGTTTTTCGATTTTTGAGAATGCTTCGCTTTCAGAGATGTCTACCATTGCTGAATTTTCGTAGCGCTTAATCAATTCAGCCTTGAAATCACGCCACACTTTGTCGCCCTGTTTGTATAAACGCACTGTTACTTGTGTCATTGCTTATCCTCCTGACGTAACTCGATGTATTCTTGCTCGCTGATTGGCTGTTTTAGTTTTTCCAGCGATATCCCCATAGCTTTGGCTATTTTTGTAAGTGTGATCCTCATTACCTCTTTGCCACTAAGAAAACTAGCAACTGTGATGCGACTCACGCCAGCAATCAAAGCAAAGCGGTATATTGGCAAGCTGTGATGATCGTCAAGAAAGTTGCGAAGTCGTTCACGTGCCCAGTCTTGGCCTGCATTGTTAGTTTCGCTCGTGTGCTCAATCATGCTTTTGCCTCCTGCTTAATTAATGGCGTTTCTGAAAAGTCCAGTGTTGCGAAGTGATTGGCAAGCTCAATCAGTTTATGCAAGCTACCCGAAACTTCGCCATCGGCATATATGCTATCTGACGCTTCATGAATCATGCGTGTGTTGGCCTGCACAATGCCCCCAACAAGCACGATGATGTCTTGCCACTGTGCTTCAGTAACGTTTAGGCAACCACTGTCATAATCGCGTTCAACGTCCGCTACTGTTTGATCCAAGGCCATTCCATAGGCCCACAGTCGCTTATCCAAACGTTGCAAATATCTATTCGTCATTTCTTCGGCTGTCACGATCTTTTCCCCCTTACGTCGGTTAGCTTTTCAAAATTTAATGTGCAGTCTTTTGATTTTGGAATAATTCGGCTGATTAGTTTGCTGTTGTACATGTGCTCAAGCTCGCTCATCTCGTTGTTAGTTGTGATGATTGTTGATAGACGAGGACTGTTGCTTTCAAAATCAAGACGGGCATTCGCAACACGATACATCAGCTCTTGCATGTCACGTCTCACTGGCTTGATGTCGAGTTTCATACCGCCTTCTGTCCCGAAGTCGTCCAACAACAGCACGTCAGCCTCTTTCATTGCCCGCTCAATGCCTGCCAAGCGCTTGCGAACGTCTGGTGCATCGTATTGTAAGCCCATTAGGTTACTTAGCTCTGCTGTTGAGATAAACAGCCCTGACTGGCCTTCATTCCGTAGACTCGTCAGCATCGCCAAAGCAAGTGATGTCTTTCCTGTTCCACGAGGGCCAAATAAAATCACGTTTTCAGGCGTTTTTTGCATTTGTTTTGCCAACTTGTATGCCCTATTTCCCAGATCTCTTGATTTCTGCAAATCCGTCTGCATTTCAGGCCGCCATTTGTCGAACGTAAACTTAGCCAGAACGTTTCCGGGGAAGACTGAGTAGCGATAAATGGCACGTGCCTTTTTACGGTTCAATGCGGCCATAGAGCGTTCGTAGAAGCGCCGTTCAATCTCGGCCTGAGTTGGCAGCTTGCTAACGTCCATCCCTCGCTTTTCGATGATTTTTTGAACATCACGATGAGTGAACATGCCTTTAGTCTTCTCCATATCCCCAGTTTTCCTTTCTAGGTCTATTCGGGTTAAGCCGTTTTGCGCTGTAGTTGCGGTTGGCCTGTGCCGCCATCATGTCAAATTTAGATCGCAGTTTTGCCGCGCTTAGAATGTTTGCTTGCCAGAATGGATTGAACTGACACCAGTCAATCATCTTGTGGATCTTCTCAAACGGGCGATGATCTAACTCGTGCATCTTTCGAATGTCATCAGCCCATGACTGTAAGCTTGGTTTCCGGTGCTCAGGGTTGTTGCCTTTGATCTTTTCCCAGAGATAAACAGCCTCAATCATTTCAGGAGAGTCGTCAGCATATTCACGCTTGCGTGAATGCTGACTATCTTCTTTCTTTGCATTCTTTGCATTCTTAGCATTCTTGATTGTGGACAAGCGATGGACACTTGATGGACAGTCGATGGACACTTGATGGTCACCGTCTTGATATGTTGACCACTCAATCACTGTAATGACGCTGTATTGCGGGGTTGATTCGATGGACAACATTTGCTCTTTTTCAAATTGCTTTATCCATCTCCACAACGTACGTGCGACAATCCGATGGTCACGCTTAACGCCTTCGTTGAACTCAAACGCCAGTGCGTCGCGTCCCGTGACGAATTGTCCGCTGGACACGTCCACCTGCTGACCGTTGAACAAAAACCGATTACCTTCGTGAGATGCCTTCATCAAAATCAGTAGCCAAAGCTTTAGCTGATTCGCGTCAGTCCATACGAAGGACTGGCGTATTTTTCGGTATACTTTTATCCAGCCTCCGTCTGCCATGTAATCACCTCAAATCAGAATGGATAATCATCATCATTAATCGGTGGCTGACTAGCTGGCGGTTGAGTGTAGTTGGCTGGTTGATTACCAGCATGTCCTTGATTAGTCGGCTGAGTTGGTTGTCCCTGCGATGAACCTTTAGGCTCCAAGAGTGCAAAATTCTCAACGATGACCTCAGTTACGAATACTTTCTGTCCTTGAGCATTGTCGTACGTACGCGTTTGAATATGACCTTCGATGCCAACAAGTGAACCCTTGTGCGTGAAGTTGGCAAAATTCTCAGCAGACTTACGCCAGATTGCACAATTGATGAAGTCAGTTTCACGTTCCCCATTTGCGCTGCGAAATTGGCGATCAACAGCAATAGTAAATGAGCCAACTGCTGTTCCGCTTTGTGTATATCGAAGGTCAATCGGTTTAGTTAATCTGCCTGTTAGAGCAACTGAATTAAGCATTTTTTAGTCTCCTTTTATTCGGTACTTGTTTTGTAATGTGGCTGAATTCGTTTAAGTTCGTCAGCCGTCAGTTTGATTGGCTTAATGTGATATTTTTGGATAAACGACATGAGGCCGATCGTGTGCTGCTCTACATGATGAATGCGGCAAAGGGACATGTAGTGATATTGGCTCTCGTCAATCTTGTTACGATTGCGTCCCATGCCAACTGTCTCGTAATGCGCCAAGTCAGCGGGCTTTCCGCAGATAACACATTTACGGAAACGGAGGCAGAACCATTGGCGTGCATAGTCGTTGGGTATCATGTCCCACGTGCGCGTCTTGAATGGCACATCGTTTCGGAAACAAAACTCTAAGATTGTGTAGATCATGTTGCTGGCAGTTGTCATCGAGCAGTCGCTCAGCGAATATGGTTCAATTGCAAAAATCTCACGTGTATACGACTTCATGAGGCATTCGATCATGTCCACCGTGTCACCGTTCCAGTCTGATATGTCATGCATCAGTGCAAATATCTTTTTGCGTTGGTCTGGGCTAATATGGCGCCCATCATCGACTTCTAACTCAACTGATGGTCGTTTACCCGCGGCAAGCTTAGACAGCGTATACAAGCTCACAGAGTCATCAGCAGTGATAGTAATCTGCTGGCCTGAAAGCTTATCCAGTCTGCCGTTTATCTTCATGCTCATTCACGTTCGCCACCTGCCAACTTTCTGAGTTCTGCTTCAAGCAAGTTTTTGACACCAGCAGCGGCTTTAGGAGTTAATGTTTCAACACTCGTTGCTTTGCTGCCGAATTTTGCATTCGCTAAGCCTATCCATATTTCAGCAAGTTCATTAACCGTTTTTGGCTTTGGATCGCCTTTTTTGTTAGTGGCCGGCAAAGCTTTAAACTGTTGAACCATCATGTCTTTGATAGCTTTAACGGTTGCGTGATCAAGAATGGCACTTGGCCGAATAGACTGCTTGTTTTTGGTTATTGGACCATTGCTTGCTGAGCTGTCATTTGCATCAGGGTCAGAGTCTTCGGTGTCAGTGATGTTGAACATCTGCTTGTAAAAATACTTTTGTGCTGAAGTGCTGGCCTTGACCATGGCTTTTTCGCCAGTGTCCTGACCGCTGCCCGGGATGGTAAATGTCATCTCATCATGACCATCAGTGACAGTGAATGTTCCCATCAAATCAACAAAGTGATTATTGCCACCTTTGCCCGTTGTGCGATCATACTGGTTGACAATCTCATAACTGAATTTTATGACCAGACCGGCTTTGATCAGTGCCGGTTTCACAGCATCTTTGATGGCGCCTTCGCTCTGAAAACTATAATGTTGAAACGAGTTCTGACCATCTTTCTTGATAACACCAACAGCCTGCTGGGCTATCAAAATGCGGTCAACAAGAGACAGACTGTCTTTTACCGTGTCATTTTCTTTCTCGGCCATTACTTAGCCTCCATGGTGATAAATTCAATGCCTTGTTTTGTCATAAAATCCGCTACGCTTTTAGCTTCATCAAAAGTGCCAACAACCTCGAATCCGTAGTGTTTGACTTCTGGCTGCTTAACCACTTCACCCGTGTTGGTATCAACAACTTTGTCGCCAACCTTTTTCTGATGCAGCGCATCAATAGCGGCTTGTGCTTCGGCACGTTTCTTAGCTTGTTCAGTCTCACGCTTTTGCCGCTCAGCATAGGCATCAACGCGAGCCATAACATCTAGCTGTGAAGCACCTTGATCAATCTGTGCAACCCACCCGCCAGCATCTAAGCCCATGGCTTCTGCATATTTGGTAACAGCCTTCTTCGCTGCGGCAACTTCTTCACGCTGTTTGACAATATAATCAGCCGCATCTCCGATTTGCCGCGTGCGTTCAAGCTTGCTTAGACTTTTGTTGAGCCACTTGTCGTTGAACTCGATATCTTTCGGGTCAATCCCACGTGACTGTGCAATTTCTGTAATGTCATCAAGTACTTGCTCTTTACGTTGTTCGGCGTCTAATCGTTCTTGTTCTTTGATCCCATCGTTGATGGCTGTTTCAACCGCTGAAATATCGCTAATCATGCCATCGATGACGGATTTGAACGCATCGTACGGTTTGTTGTATTCGCGTTTTATTTCAATACGTTTGTCATTAAGCGCTTTTGACAGCTTGCGCAAGTCAGAACGAGACGCTTTCGCCTCTTTCAAAGTTCCTTCAGTGATTACAAGTCCACGGTATTTTTCGGCATATAGCTTGATATTGGCCGCAAGCTCGTCTGCATGTTGTAGAGTCAGCACCGATGGCTTATAATCAACTTTGAAGTCAGTAAGTGACAATGTGTTATTTTGCATTATGAATTTCCTTTATATCAGTCGTTGGTGTGCATACCAGCGGCTTTTTTCATGGCTTGCTTGATAATGAATAGGATTGCGTGTGCGCCATCTTCCTGACCCATGGCGTACGTTTGATGAGGGTCTGTGTTGTTCGGGCCATAGTCAGTGGCAACCTTGTGATATGCCGCGATCTGGTGGTTCGCTTCGGCTAGAATTCGTTCGTATACCTCATTGGTCATTACGTCATCCCCTTAGTTTTGCTAGTCGTGCACGTAGCTTCTCGTTCTCGACAAGTAGCATCTTTGCAATTGGTGTGTGGTTGCCACGAATAATGTCTAACGTCAATTTGTTGTGCTCGTTCAGCAAATCACCAATGGTTCGTTCTGCTTCATTCAATCCACTGCCTCCAATTTCCGCTGTGACCTAAGCAGTGACCAACGATCACGCCGAAGCCGCCAGCAATTAGTAAATAGCCAATCATTATTTGCCCTTCTCTCTAAGTGACCTTGAAATCTCTGGGAACCATTTGTCTAAGAAGTCGAGCCATGGTTTCGGATGAAACAGATACCCCTTTTTGCCAGGCGGTGGATATGAAACCACGGTATCTTGCAAGAACTTGTGAAAGCGTGGGACGTTCAAGATATTGTTAACTACCCACGTGTTGTTATGCCCTTCGACATAGCTTGTTGCGGTGGTGAGCGTCCACATGCCTCGTGCTGCTAGCTTGCGTTTTAACTCTTGGTTCTCCTTGGTCATCTTTGCCAGTTCTTCTTCATCGACCGCTAAATACTTTTTGTTTGAAATCTGATCATCTTCAACAACCTGCAACAGTGGCATGGCATTTCCTCCTTTCCTGTGATCGCCTCCTGACGGATAATGAAACCCGAAAGGAGGTGATAAAAATGAAACTTGATTCTGATAAGTTGACTGCCATCATCGAGACCATTAACGATGACCTCTACGCCACAGATTTAACGACGGAGAAGCTGCAAGAACGCGTGGCCGCTTATACCGATGATGATGGCAAAATGGGTATAGGTGACTTCGCACAATGGATGATGCAGGAGAGCCGCGACTACACAACGATTTACACTCGCCGTCTTATAGAAGCCCTTGCCGCCGCCGGCTATCTGAATGATCCGGGGAAGTAGCTGCTTGACTAATGATTCTGCGATCTGCCTCGTCGGCTAATAACCATATAACCTCGTTAAGGGCTTTTCTCGCTTGGCTATATGTGAGGTGCTGTTTACGCAGCACCTTTTTTAATTCTTCAATAGTCTTTTCAACATTTGAATTCGTTTGTGGTTCTTTCAATGTGTTTCCTTCTTTCTTTTGGCCCCCCCTTGGCAGATAATCTGGTGGGAAGGAGGTGATATAAATGAATGATGAATACGAACGTCTTACAAACGATGCAAAGTATTTGCTGTTACAGCTATCGTCAAAATACTTGGAAAGTGTTACTGATGGAAAATCAAAGAGTGATGCAACAACAATGGGTTCTACACAGCAAGTCCGTGATGACGTTATGCCTCAGTGGTCCCTACCGGATGTTTCGTTTACGATGGCTGAGCTTCGAGACGCTGGTTTTATGAAACTCTGGCCGGGCGACGGTTGTTATTACAATTCGTTCATCACCACACAGGCTATTGCGTGGCGTGAACAAAAGTTTGGCAATGATGTCAAAAAGGTTCTTGATGCCATTACTGGTGTCAAAAAACTAATTCCGTTCTTTTAGCCGTATGGGATCCAGTCATTAGCCGTGAGATCATCGCTGTATGGCACCCATTTTTGTCCTGGATCTTGTCCTATTGATGTCATGAGGAACCCAGCGTTTGTATTGGTCGGTATAAGAATCATCGGACGAGGGAACCACACCTTACGAGTAATCCCTCGTTTTTGCGTCTCCGCTTTCTTAATCGCTTGGTTGATATACATTATTTTTCCTTCTCCTTATCATTTTGTTGGTAACAGCCTAGTGACGAAGGCTAACGGCGTTGCTGCAATCAAGAACCTTAATCTGGAGAGTGATGCTATGAAAGTTATTAGTAAGGCAACGCTCTCTGCTCCAAATATCAATCCAGCACTTGGTGATCCTCGATAAGCAACCGCCCTCATGGCGGTTTTTCTATGCCGTATGAAACTTGGCTAGTTCGTTCATACCGTCATCCTCTTTCTCTCAATAACTGGAATAACGTCATTCTTCTTTAGCTCTTCATACAGAAATACATGTCCCTTTTGTGTCCACTTGGTGTTTGGCTTGACATCATCACGGCCATCTCGATGTTTGAATGCAACGGGAACTGTATGCGTATATCCGTGGTTCTGATACTTGCTGTACAAATACCAACTGCCTGATTGATTGAACTGAATGCCAAGGCTGTGAAGCAACTGATTAAATGCTGATGCGGACATGCCATAGTTCTTAGCAATCGAGGTAGTTGTTACTAGGCCTTTATTCGCAAGAATTAAGTCGTAGTAGTCTGCCTTTGGTTGTAATTCATTAACACGCTGTTCTGCGATCAACCGTCCTGTACGCTCTTCTTTCAGTTTCGTTGCCAGATTGATAATGAAGTCTGGATTATAGATGGCCTTCTCAATCGTTTCAGGCGTCATGTACGCACCATGCTTACGGATTGATGGGAGAACTTCATGCGTTACCCAACGGTTAAAACGTTTGGCCGCTGGTTTTCGACTAGCACCAATCAGTTTGTATAGCCCCGGTTCGCTGATGAAATTGGTCTCGCCTGATAAGCCCCCTAAGTTAAACTTAGTCACCTCATCGCCGTCTAATGATTTCAACGCTACCGTTGTGTTTGTTAGTTTCAGTGCATTCGTAACATCCGGTGCTGAAAACCAGATAATGCCGTTTGAGCTGACAGTCCGAATTTGGTTATCCTCGAACTGAAATAGTTGTAGTTCGTTCATATCTATACCGCCTCCTTTACCGGGTACTTCGGTTTTTCCGAAGTTGGTGACAAAAAAATATCCCCAACCGAAATCCCTAAAGCCTTTGCAATAGCCTCTAAGTTCTTATAACTGGCTCCGCGAAGACGATCAATATCACGCTCATAGTTATTAATCGTTTTCACTGTTAAGCCAGACTCAGTCGCCAGCTCATTGACTCGCATGTCTCGAATTCCGCGCCATTGACGAAGCGTAAATTTCTCAGGTTTTTCGTTCATTGCTGTTTTCTCCTTTCGTTCTTTATGTCTATATAATACAGTTCGGTTTTTCCGAAGTCAATAATAAAATTCTGTTTTTCCGAAATTAAATTCGGAAATATATTTCCGTTTTTCCGAAGTGGTGGTATAATGTTCCTATAGAAATGAGGAGGAACTTGACATGTTTGCAAAAAATCTAAAGTATCTGCGTGCAAAACGCGGCTATGATCAGCAGACATTCGCTGAAATGATCCACCGAAGCGTTTCTACCGTCAGTGAATGGGAGTCTGGCAAGTATACTCCAAAAGCGGGAATCCTTGCTGATATTGCCAATATGTTCGGTGTAAAGTTAGACGACATGATGAATAAAGACTTGTCGAAGAGTGCTGACAACACCGTGATTGAGAAAACTACAAATACAATGCGAAAACTCCACCCTGCACGTCAGCGGAAAGTCTACACGTACGCGGAAAATCAGCTCAATGAGCAGCAAAATCCAGATAACGTTGTCAGCTTAGATGAAGTGCGTGTAGAACGTAATCTCGATGAACCAGAGTTAAATGTTGAGGTTGATGGTATTGTGGCCGCTGGATATGGTGCCTTTAATGATGATCGCGATGAACCAATGGACACAGTTAAGATTCCAGACAGTGCTATTCCGTCTCACTACGATTACTGTTTTAAAGTTGTCGGCGACAGTATGTCTCCCTACTACGAGGATGGCGAGTTTGTCTTTGTTCAAAAAACACAAGATGTTACTAACGGTATGATCGCTGTAGTTGACATTGATGACATGACATTCATCAAAAAGCTGATATTCGAGCAAGACCGTCTGTGCCTTCGGTCATTGAATGATGACGTAGATGAAGAAACTGGCGAACGTATCTACCCAGATTTCTACGCTGACGACACAGACAATATTGAAGTGATTGGTAAAGTTGTCGGATCATACGCATTCAAATAATCTTACGTCCAAACCCTGATCGACGTTAAAAGCTGCTTTGGAGGAATTCACTATGAAAAAATCTTTGTTGGCTGGGCTATCTGTACTGTCTGTTTTTTTGCTTTCGTCTTGCGGAAATAGCTCTAATTCCTCCGCTAACGCCAATAGCAAAACGCAAAAATCAGAGGCTTCAAAAACGTCAAAAACTACCACTAAGCGAGTACATGGAAAATTAACTAAGGTTGGAACTTATTCAGTCAGAAATGGTGTAAAAGCTACTTTGGTTAAAATATTTCACCCAAGTCAAAAACTTACTTTTAAAGAAGATCATAAGAGCATAGATGTCGGTTTTGACGATATAAAAATTATTGAAAATGATATTCAAGATTCGTCAATTAAAAAGGATCTAGAGGATGTCTATAAAACAAGCATTTCTGGCAACAAATTTTATACCGTTCAAATTGACTTCAATTTAACCAACAAAACTGGTAATGATGCATACTTGGAGGGTCTCAGCACCCTAACTATAGGAAACAGAAGCCTTAGTGACGGTCAATTTTACGATCCCACTCCGGGTGTAACAGTATCGAATAACGCTACTTATTCAAACAGCATTGTCGCTGTCGTTGACAAAAATGAAACAAACTTTTCTAGGCTTGGAATTGCTTTCGAAAATATTGACGAGCCAGGCCAATCAAATATGTTAATGCAGCCAACATCTTCACAATATCTTAGCTTAAATTAGTCCCTTCCCCCACGCAAGCGGCGTCCCCGTGCAAGCCGGAGAGTG